TAATTTATATATAAATGTATAGTTAAATAATGGTAATAGGACAAAAATCCAAAGAGCGAGCAATCTGCGATAAGGTAGATGCTTATTTACGGCAAGGCTTTAAGAAATCAGAGGCTGTGCGGAAGACAAAGGATGATTTCATGTACGCAACCGAGGCTGCAATATATGGCATATTGCGTCGTAACAAAGAGAAAATCAATGACAAATGAAAAACCCGATGTTGTACCTAAGGGGCGATATACCTTTAAGGAAGCAGCTCAAAAATTAGATATTAGTATCACAACAATATATAGATACGTATCGAGTAATATTATTAATTGTCTCACACGTTCTAATGGGCAGCGTGTTATATTAGGTTCTGAGATTACACGTTTTTGGGGCGGTGAATACATCTAAATCGCAGAAAAATGGAAAAGGAGATACAACAAGCGATAGATTTGCTAATTGCGAATGGTTACGAGGTTACGCCTCCACAAACAGACATCGAAATAAATGAGGAGTTTGAGCGTTGGTGGAACATGTACAACAAAAAGCGTGGAAGAGAGAAATGTCTGAAACGATGGTTGCGCCTATCTAAAAAGGATAGGACGGCTTGTATAAATGCTACACCAGCTTATGTTCGTTCTATCACGGTCAAGCAATATCAAAAAGACCCGTTTACGTACTTGAACCAACGTGGATGGGAAGACGAAATAATAGATGAATATGAAGAATCTGCAAACCGTACAGCTATCGAATTCGCAACGAGAGCAGCAAACATCTTTAACTCTAAGTAGAAATCTTAGTAGAATTCTGTCTAAATACCCATTGATTAGTCAACGGGAGAACACAATACCTTCTTTGTACGAAGCCGTTACAGCGAGCCATTGGGATTTGTATTCAATCGACAAGGAACTTAACGACAAAGTAACAGTTCAGTGGATAAAAGGACAGCTTATAGATGTCTTAAGATTTTGTGGTGCTTTCGATGATGTTGAGGACTTCCAAATAATAGTTACTGCGAAACAGATTCGTAGCGATTATTACTATCTGACGTTGCCAGAGCTTACGTTCTTCTTTGAGAAATTTATTAAAGGAAAATTTGGCAAGTTGTACGCAGGAAAAAAGGTCAATTGTCAGATATTCTTACAAGCAATAAGCAATTTTGAAAATGAAGTAATAAACAAAAGAGCCAAGGTGCAAGAGGAATATGAACAACAAAGGAAACAACGTGAGAAAGAAACCGTTCGAAATGGTAAAACAGGTATTGACGGATGGCGTGAATATTGCCAAACTCACGGTATAAAAGGTCAGCCTTTACCGATGCAAGATTTCCTCAGAGAAATGAAAAAGAAGAGTTTAATGTCAAAAATGTTACAACAATGAAAATTGAACTAAAAACAATGACCCTCCAAAACTTTAAAAAAGTACGGAGTAAAACGATTGATTTTTCGCACAATGTAATCATTAGTGGCGGAAACGAAGTAGGCAAAACTACAATATACGATGCCTATCTGTGGTGTCTATTCGGTGTGACAAGTCGCCCTGATACGACTGTGCAAACATTGGATGCGAACAACAATGTAGTACGTAAATTAGAAACATCTGTAACGCTTGTTATTAATTACAATGACGAGCGAGACATTAAAATAGAACGTCGCTTGACAGAACGCTATAAAGCCGAGAATACTGTAGAAGAAAAGTTTCTTGGCACAACACAGGCTCGTCTTGTTGATGATGTTCCGTATTCCGTTACGGCTTTCAAGGAAAAACTGAACTCGTTATGTAACTATGACGATTGGTTCTTACTTTCTAATATCAATTTGTTTTGGGCATATAAGGTTGACGAACGCAGAAAAATACTTATGTCTTTAGCTGGTGAAATCAACGAAGCGGAAATAATGAATGATTATCCGGCTGTGTACAATGCTGTAATAGTAGAAAAGAAAGATTTGTCGGAACTACTTATACAACAGAAGTCAACACGAAAGAAGGCTAATGACGAACTGCAAACAATACCAGCTAAAGTACAAGCACAAGATGCATTGAAGACGAATGAAGATTTTAATGCCATTGAAATCGAAATAAAAGACGTTGATGCACAAATAGTTTCTGTTGACGCTGCTCTACAAGGAATTGTAACAAATACTCCTGAACAGCAGAAGTTTGAAGAAAAATTATCTCTTGAAAGAAGTAATTATAACAAAATTCGTGAGGAGTGGCAAAAAGAACATTTTAATAAAGTAAATGATGCGTTTAAGGATGTTACTGACGCATCTGATACTTTGCAAAAAACAAGAAAGTCACAAAAAGAGCATTCTGATGCTTATGTGCAAAACAAGACAAAAGTGGCGGAATTGACAGCGGAGTTTAATAAGTTAATGCAACAATGGAAAAATGTTAACGAAAAGGAATTTAACTTTACCCAAACAGATGTATGTCCCGTTTGTGGTCGTCCTTATACGGACGCAATGAAAGAACAAGAATATGAAAATGCCGTTAATGAGTTCAATACTCACAAGGCAAGTCAATTGTCGGATATTCAGAATAAAGCGGCAGAAAGGAACGAACAGCTAACGGTGCTCAAGGGACTTGTAAATACTTACGAACAAGTAACATCCGTAAGTGACAAGCAGACTCTGAAAACAAACAAAGAAGCGTATGATACCCTTGTCAAAAAGCGTTCCGAGATACAATCAGAAACTTGGGAATCAAGTAATGAAAAAGCAAAGGCAGATGCGTCACTGCAAGCTTTTATGAAAACCAAGCCTGTAATCGCTACAAATACAACACAAGAAGAAAATAAACTCAAGAAGAAAGAGCTTACAAAAAAACGCGATGGTTTGATAAAACGTTTGTCTGCTCGTGATACTAACGAACGTATAGAGAAAGAGAAAACAAAACTCGACAAACGTTCTCGAGAACTTGCTCAAATAGTGGCGGATTGTAACGAAATAATCCGCCAGATAAAAGAATACAAAAAGGCTAAGATAACAGTCGTTGAGAGCAAGGTTAATTCTCTTTTCTCTCTTATTCGCTGGAAATTCTACGAACAGAACATAACGAATGATGACGAAAAAGACGTATGTACAGCTGTCGGATTAAATGGTGTTGATTACAACAATACTAACGATGGAACCGTTATTAATATGGGCATAGATATTATTAACGGCATCAGCAAAGCGAAAGATATGTACGTACCTCTTTTCGTAGACCGCAAAGAATCTGTAGAACACGCATTGCCGTCAACGCAACAGACTATTTATCTACAATGCATATATAACGAACCTTTTAAAGTAGAAACAATTTAAAATATACAACTATGGACAACAAAACAGGTATTACAGTCACTCAGTCAACAGCAACAGCGACACCCCTTAATATGTTTGCGAACCAAGAAAGTTTTAATACAGGTTATAAGATGGCGCAGATTTTGTCTGCTTCGACAATTGTGCCTAAAACCTTTCAGGGCAATATTGGTAACACAATGATTGCAATAGACATGGCTCAGAGATTGCACACGAATCCACTCATGCTAATGCAGAATATATATATCGTCTACGGAATGCCATCTTTCTCGGCTAAGTTCCTTATTGCATGCATCAACGCAAGCGGTCTTTTTGCCACACCGCTAAGATATGAATTTGTTGGCGAAGAAGGAAAAGACACATGGGGATGCTACGCCTATGTAATTGATAAACAAGGCGAACTTTTAAAAGGTTCTACCATCACAATCGATATCGCGAAAAAAAAAGGTTGGTATCACAAAGATGGTAGCAACTGGGAAGTTGAGCCTGAACAGATGCTTCGTTACCGTGCCGCTACTCGTTTCCAGACAGCCTATTGCCCGGAAATCACTTGTGGTCTCGCGGTTAAAGAAGAGCTGGAAGATGGCGAATATACGGAAATCACAGAAGACAATATTGACAAGCTTTCCGCAGAGGAGAAGCTCACACAGGCACAGGAAAAAGAACAAAAAGAGGCTAATACTCAGTCTCTAAACTTGAATACGGGTAGCACAACATCAGAAGAAACACAGACTATCCCCAATAAACCTCAAAGTCAAGCCGCCACAGTTACGTCTTCTTCAAGCAAACCACAGCCAATGGGCAAGCAGGAAATGCCCGATATGTTTAAACAGTCATAACGCTTCATTTCTTCAATAATAAAACAGAGTAAGGGAGTGAGAATATTCTTACTCCCTTATTATATAAATATATTAAAATGAACATAACAACTTTAGGAAGCGGTAGCTCTGGCAACGGATATGTAATCCAAAACAAGTCAGAAGCACTTATAATAGAATGTGGCATAAATTACAAGCATGCCGTTGAAGCCTTAAAAGGGAACGTTGGCAAAGTGAGTGGCTGTCTTGTTACTCATAGTCATAGCGACCATGCAGGTTTTATAAAAAATTACGCCAAAGTCTTTAATGTATATGCGACAGAAGAAACACTTGAAGAATGCGATGTAAAACCGAACACTTTTCATTTCTGTCCTATACCTTTATTTAAAGAGTTTAAGGTTGGAAATTTCGTTGTTAAAGCTTTCGATACGGAACACGACACGAAAGCACCGTGTGGTTTTATTATCTTTCATAAAGAAATGGGAACAATGCTGTTCCTTACGGACACCCATCATATAAAATATAAGTTTGACTTCCCTATAGACTACATATTTATCGAGTGTAATCATACCGACGAGCTTGTTGAAAACAGTATTAAGGATGGTATCATTCCTCGCAAGGTAGGTATACGAGCTAAAGCAACACACATGAGCCTTGAGAGATGCATTTGTTGTCTTAAAGCAAGCAAGACGCACAACACAAAGGCTATTGTTCTTATTCATATTTCTGCAAACAACGGTGATAGTGAGATGTTTCGGAAGATAGTCGCACAACAAATAGGAAAACCCACATATTGCGCGACAAAAGGCTTTAAACTTGATTTTGTTGTCAATATATAGCTAACTCTTGTACTCCAGTACGATAAAACACAACAAAGGAGAAGGTTTCACAATAAAGCCTTCTCCTTTTGCATATGCTATATGTTACCAAACACCTTCCATGCCTTCTCACCCTTGAATGGCGTGTCATCATCATTTAGCCAATTTACCGTTATCTCGCAGAATTTCAACAACATTATACACCAATCTTCATTACGCCACCACGAAAAAAGAAGATTGTGATAATCGGCAATGATATTATTAAGTACTACAGAAAAGTCATATAGATTATAACCTTTAATTTGCGGTTTGTATTCTTCGTACAGTTCCGCACACTCACGCTCCGATACGAAAGGTGCATGTATAATACAACCGTCAGTCGTTGTATAATACATCTGCGAAATACGCTGCTTTGCGCTGTAGGCATCAAAATGATTGCCCACAATAGCCTTTCGTATAGTTGACCTTAAGGCTGTTTTTTCGTCATCGTTTAAACGTTCGTCGAGTATCGCTGTAATAGTAGCGATAACATTGTTCTTTGCCTGTTCGTTTTTGCAAGCATAAACTTCGTTAAATAAGTCTGTCATAATGCAATAGGTTTTTTATGTTTATGTTATAAAGAATTGAATATTTTTTCACAAAGCTCACCCATGATATAGCACGGATGTTCGCTCTGCATTTCTATTCCGTCATTATCGCAGATGTGCGCTACAACATGAAGAAGCTCATGTCCTATAGTGTTCACCAAACTCCCTTTGTTGTCAGAAGCGCCAACTGCGACAACACTCTCTCGTTTTCCTACATTAGAGTAGGTTAGCCCTCGTTCATTACTCGCCAATGATAGATGCCTGTATGCCGTTTCAAGAGAGTGACCATTACAGCCTATACCCTCTAAAGCATGGCATATCTCATCAGCATCGTCGGCTGTATACCCGATGAAACACGTAACGCTCCACTTATACTGCACCAAGTGAATCTCACGCTTTATCATAGCAAATCTTCCCAAGGAATAGGCATACCATTGTGGCAGCAATCAGCATAAAAGCGGTTGAACACAAAACCGTCCTTCTGGTCTACATCGTCGATTGTGTCCTTTACATATTGCGCCAAGCTCACCTCGTCCTTTATAGACTTGCCCCAAAAGTCAGCCTTACACATGTTTGCTACATACACATGGTCATAGCCGACAAGGTTTTCAAGGGTCAGCCCGTTGGTCTGCATCATTTCCTCTACCTTGTCCTTGTTAATAGGCTCAATTGGTTCTTCCTTACCGCTCGCCTTGTTGACCTTGCGCATATGCCTGACAGCCCAGTCGCACATCTTCTTGTTGAAATGATAGCCGTTATATCTGAGATAGGCTATCATTGCATCTGGCTTCAAATCGTAGACATCTAAAGGCATTCTACATTTTTTCATAGTCTTTCCTTGTTAAGACAGGTAGGAAACCGTATTCCCTACCTGTCGGTTATTACTTAGTAGCGTCTGCCACCACCATAGTAGCCGCCACCATAACGCTCTCCGTAACGTCCTTCATCGTCGTAGTCCATGCCACGCTCATAGCGTCTTCGCTCGTCACGACCCATGTCTCGATAGTCCGGCATAGGCGAACGCTCGCCCATACGGCCGTCACCATGTTTCAAACTTTCAATGCAGGACATTACCTTGCCGCCGTATTTAAGCATCTTCTCGGCATTCTCCACAAGCTCGTCAAGCTTGTTTTCTGTTATCTCAACCATATACATAATGAAACTGTTTTAAGTGTTACCAGCCGACTTCTTGTTCAAGGCTCTTTGCAGCATAGTCTCAATGTTCGACAACGTGCCTTTCATGCCGTTCATGTCTGCCTCAAGATTTACAATCCTCTGTTCCTGTGCCTTTTCCTTAGCTATCTGCGGATTGAGGACACCCAACATCTGCTCACAGTTCGTTACCACTTTCTCGTGGTATTCCTTGCTCTCAAGCACCTCTCTTGAATGTCTGAGCATAGCTTCAATCTCTGCGCTCATAGCCTCACGGCTCTCAGATACAACGAGGTCTCCCGAGTTAGCAATCTGTCCGTTCGATGGCAATTGCTTAAACTCCGCTTCGCCATCTGGCATTTTTACCTTCACATCTACTGTTGTTTCCAACTGAGGATTGAACTGCCCAGGCTGATAAGGAAATTTAGGCTGTGGATTGCTCACGCTTACCACTTGTCCTATTTTCAGTGTCGGTTCTCCCGACTTGTCAAGCACATAAAATATGCTATTTGGTCTTAGTCCTTGAAACATAGAAGTCGAATTTTAACTTGTTATACAATACCCGTCATCAACTGAAGGGTGTTAGTGTCTCTCTCGAACCACAACTGATATACACCAGTTCCGGCTAAATCGGCAACGGTCAGTGCTGCTCCATTGAATTTAGTCACAGCCTGTGTTGTGCCGTTGGTCTCAAAGAGGATTGGCAGCGTAGTCGTTGTACCTGTCGGTATCGCCTGTTGCAGATTCACGAATATTGTTCCTCTGTAGTTGGCATTTACGAAAGCGTGGTTCTTGAAGGTAAACACCACGTTAGCAGTGTTTACCTTTACGCCTGTAGAACCTACAGCTGCCGAACCTCTTCTATTGACCCATGAAAAAGGATAGCCCCAAATCATAGTCTTGTCCTCCTTTCTTTAAGTCCAGAAGCTTGCACCATTCACGGCATTAAAACCGTACAGTCCCATCTGAGCTGCTACACAGTTAGGAACGGCTGTAAAGGGGCTGTAAGCAACAGTCGCTGTCTCTGGCAATTTGCACTTGATTCCTGCTACCTCTTGCTGCAAACCTGTCAGTACAGCATTGATAGGTGCTATAGCCTGACCTACAATCTGCGAAGTCATGGCTGAAGATTTGAAGGTGCTGTTCTCCTCGCGCAGAGCGTCAATCTTGTTCTGCATCTCGCGCATAACAGCCTGCTGCTGACCATTGACGATAGTCTGTGTGCTGTCCTTGATAGAGTTTTGCAAGTCACAGGTTTGACGCTGCGTCTCGTAAGCAACATTAGCAAAGCCACGTTCCTGCCCTACTGCCACGTTGTTGATAGCATTTGTCAACGCACCAGTCTGCTGGCACATAGCCAGTTTCACATTGCCGTCCATTGCTGTAATGGCGTTGTTGGTCTTGCAGCAACACTCAGCCAACTGTGTGGCAATAGCGTTGTTACCCTGCATGAGAGCGGTAATGATTTGATTGGTATTCATACCCATCTGACTGCCGATGTTGCAAACCTGCTGACCCAAGCTGTTAATAGCAGCCATTACAGCGTCGCTCGATGTGTTGAGGGCTGTAGCCAAACTCTGAACATCATAACCATTACGCTGAACAGCTTGCATGATAACGGCTGTGTTCGCATCGTTGTTGAGCATTGGCACAACGCCACCCTGTCCGTTAGGCATTATGCCGCCTCCAAAACCGCCGCCAAAGAAGTTGCCTCTACCCATGAGGATAAAGAGAAGCAAGATAGCGAACAGATTTTCACCTAAACCATTGCCGTTGCTCTTGCCGTTGCAAAGGGCAAACAAGCTTGGGTCTACGCCCTGCTTCTGCATGAGTGCTGGGAGCATAGCCAAAATGCTATTAAGACCGCCACCAGTACCAGGACCATTCTCTCCGAATACGTAAGTTTTACTCTCCATAATAACAATCTTTTTTCAGTTTTTACCTTAATAGATTTACTAACACTATTGTAACGTTACAGACACAAAATTAGCGTGTTACGACAAATAAAGCCATAACACGCTCACACTTTTTATTATCCATTGTAAATCAGTTATTTAGGTTGATAGCATATACTATCATTTCTTATGGGTCTTTCTTATAAACGGCAGTATGTCCCATTTCTTCCACCATCTAACATGACCTCCTACGTCTTGCTGTCCGTTTGGAATATCTCCTCTTTTTACCATTCTGTTGAGTGTAGCTTCACTGACACCAAGCTTACGTTGTACTTCTTCTTTAGACATCATTGGGTTCATCAGATTAGGAAGATAGTCTTCGCATAATTCTTCTATATCTTCATCAGACATTCCGCAAGCTGTTACCTTTTCTCCATTCTTCTGTTGTTCCCACGCTTTCATACAGCTCTCATACAAAGATTTCAGAATTTGAGCCAAGGTGTAATAGTTGAATACTTTCCTTTTCATATTTTTCGCATTTAGAAGAAAATTCTTTTGCCTATCCTTGTTCTTGTTAAGAACCAGTCAATCGTCCAATACAGGTAGAATACTCCTGTCATTACTATTATAGACATACATGACATTATCATTTCATTTGTGGTATACCACGACCAGTACGTAAGGTGTATTGCATTGACACCGAAGTAGTAAAAGAACGGAATCCTGTATACCCAACACAGCCAGAAGAATCTACTGAATAGTATAAGCAAAATCGGCAGCACATACAGTAACACATATATAAACGTGTAACTGGGCCAATGCTCTGAATGCACGATAAACATTTCTCTTGTATTCTGCGAGAAGTCCCACATAGCAAAGCTGTGCCATACCATTATACATATAGGTAGCCATTTAGTTATCCACTTGATGAATTTCAACAATCGTCTTGAATAGCTGTTACCGCTCATAATTAACAGCGAGATTACCTCGCTCACGTCCATTCCATCCATGACAGAAAGGAGTGTCTTTTTCTTTTCATCTGTCATAACCATTTTAGTTTATTATCTGATATTGAGCAAATATAACAAAAAATGTCAGAATGCAGTTATTTTGATTGTTAATTTTCGTATTGTTAGTATATACTTGATTTATGTGATAAAACATTACACAAAAGAGGTTTATTGCAACAATTTGGAAATAAAAGCCTTGCCTATCTATCACAGACAAGCAAGGCACATCCTAAAACAATCTGTTACCCAATAAAAAAGACAAACCTAACTATTTCTTTTGACAGCTTTAAGTGTTATTTTCGTCAGTTGTCATATTTTCTTTGGTAACTTCCATTTTTTATCTGCCGAACGAAAACAGTTTATACCCGACACCAATGCCTATGTATGGTTGTAACCCATTTTGGGGAGTAATTCCGTAGCCGACATTCAAGCTAACTACAAACCTATTAGGAGGTTCTTTTATTATCTTGCTTACCGTCACCACCTCTCGTTTCTTATACACCCTTATACTATCCAATGATGGTTCATATCCGCTCACCCAGGCAGTATAGGTGCTGTCGCAATACTGTTTGTGAGTGATAGGTATATTAACATCAGCACTATCTATGCAGATAGGGTGCACTGTATCATGCACAATAGGCAGTTTCTTGGTCACATACCTCACCACCATGCTGTCCCTCGCTACAGGCTTCACGTAGGGGACAGTGTCCACCTCCGTCGCCCTCGTTGTGTCCGTTTTCATCCGCCCCTCTATCCGCCCTTTGCCATTTTCACAACATAAGACCACGTTCAAGCACAACGAACACACCAGTACACAGCCAACAATCCACTTTCTCATACCTGCTTCTTCTCTTTTTTACCCTCGTCAAACGCTTCCTTCAGAGCCTCACCTACATCTTCATCCTTGCGCTTGGCAAGAGCAATGGCAAAAGCCTTGAAAAACCCGTTGATAGTCTTCTTTTCAACTGACACCCCCCTCAAATAAAAGAAGTGCCCTATAATACTCTTCAGCTCGCACAACCATGCCACGAACATAGCTGCCACCGCACCGTATATATGAGCTATCCCGACAGGCTCAAGCAGCGACATACCGAATACGACACCAATAGCGAGCCACATCAGATAGTCTATAGCCTTATTGATAGTCCTGCGCAAGGCTCGTGAAGTCCTCCATTTGTATTTGTCCATCAGAGTTCTGTTGCCAGCCTCCTTTGCAAGAGCATAGTGCTTGTTACTCTCACCCCAGCCGAATCGAAAGTCGGCAATGATGAAGATTACCAAAGCGAGCAGCATCCATCGCAATTCCTGTACAATGCCCACCATTCCCGAGCCGAACATCAGCATCCCGATAGTCCGTCCGCCCGTATTGTTAACAAGTCCGTCCATTTCCATATATATCAATTCTTTACTTAACAATTTGATTCTTCACTCTTCACTTACTTATCCCCAACGCTCTCTTCGCTCTCGCCAGATACCCGCACCGTTCCTTCAGTCCGTTCTGACCGCCGTTTATCTTCTTCGTGATTTTCACCACGTCGTCGTTGTCAGCCAGAATGTTCAGACCGTGCGTCTTCCACCACCACATCGAGCTTTTCACCGCCCCCAACGGCTTCTCTATCAGTTCCGGGTTCGCTATCACGTCGCCCTTGCAATAAGCCGAACGGTTATAAGCGTCATAGTTCGACCGCCCCGTAATCTGTATCAGCCCCCTGCCTCTGTACTTATAGCCGTCGCCGTCCCTCTGCGGAGTATTCCCAAGCATCTTCGCCAGTTTCCCCGTATCGTACTTGTCAAAGTAGCCCTTGCTGCCTTGCTCCACCGTCCACCTCAGCTCACCGCTCTCATGCGCTATCTGAGCCAAGTAGTGAGCCATGCGCAGCTGAGTGTCAATCTCGAACACCTCTGCATAGCTGTTGATATACGTCAGATACTTGCCCACACGCTCCTTGGCTGTAGGCATAATCTGCAACATCTGTTCTTTCGTCACCTTTATACTCATACTCCAAACTTTAAAAATTAAACATTACTGCACCTGTCACAGCTCCAACAGCATCCGCCGCTACGTCCCTCCAGTCAAACTCCTCTCCCGTAGCAACATCATACAGCTCCTTCAGCAATCCTACGCCCAGGGCTACAGCTGCACCTATCAATGCATTATGCGTATATCTTGTCACCGCAGCACTTATCAGCGCACACGTCTCAACGTGCATAACCTTGTCGCTGCCCACCTTGTCAACAATATTCGTAATAATATTCTCCATAATTCTCAATTCAAAAATTCACAATTCAAAATCGGCATAGCCGACAATTCAAAACTCAAAACTCAACATTCAGAATACGCTCCAGTACGTCAGCAGCACCATCCATACAGCCGTCACCTCCGCCATAAGCCACGGATGGTCGTCCTCGCTCCTACATGCCCAGTACACTGCATACCACCCTAATAATGCAACCACAATCCTCCAGTTCACCGTAAGACACCATCCGATGCTCGCCACAGCCGATATTATAGCACCCGTCTTATGCACCTTCCTCTCGCTCTCATCCAGGAACCTCGGCACAGCACCCACGAACATCAGCCCTGCACAAGACAGGAACGCAAGACATTGCACACCCTTGCCACAGTCCAGCAAGCACACCATCATCAGCATGCCGAACAGTATCATCACCGTCTGAAACACCCAACCCTTCTTGCCCATCAAATAATAGATAGACGATACCATGTCAGGCACTCCATACTTATTAATCACTATGCACAGCAAAGCTACAAACAGCAATGCCGCAATAAAACTCAATACTACCATATTCTTAAAGTTAAAAGTTAAACGTTCATCGTCAGCATTTCCGGATAGCCTGCTGTATAATCATACCCAAACACCTCCTCCACAGTGCCCATTTCCGACACCGCCTTCTTATGCGCAGCCGTGGTGTTGAAACACTCCAGCGCATACATCTCCAGTGCCGAGAGCAGCTGTATAGCCTTGTCGCACTCCACCACCAGCTTCACATCGCCAAGCCACAACGTAGTAGTAGGCTGTCCCATAGCCTTAGCGATAGTAGTAGAGTTCATCAGACCCACACGTGTCGCCTTGTCCAGCCACACACGCTGTCCGTTAAGCATAAAGCCGTTGACAGCAGATGAAGTGTCGTAGGCTTCAATATCGGCGAGCACAGACGCTTTAGCTGAGTTAAGAACGTCGGCTTCTGTACCAACATTCTCAAGCCAGCACACATCATACGCATACTGCTCATTCTCTCGCTCCTCGTAGCGCATTTCACCCTCGTCGGTCATACCTACAGGTACACTCTCCACAGACTTCACTACCTGCTCGTTAAGAGCAATCATAGCTCTGCCACTCTTGCAGACAACCATCTTCGGCTGTTTCTGCTCAAAAATCATCTTTGTCATTTCCATAATAAAAAATTAAATCAAAATTCAATAATTCAAAATCGCCAAAGGCGACAATTCAAAACTCAAAAATCAAAACTCTATATTCCTAACTTGGTGCACAGCAGTTCGCATGCCTCCTGACTCGTAGTGTGATACCCTTCGAAGTAGAACGACTTGCCCTCTGCGCATATCTTCGTTTTCAGCGGAAGTTTCACCTTGCCTTCCTCAGCCAGCTTAAAGAACTCCTTTATCTCGAAACTGCCGTTGTTGGTGACATACAGATGCTTGCTGCCATCATCGCCTATTGCCACAAACTGAAAGCGCACGAAAAACTCGCTGTCCTTATGATTCTGACGTATCGAATAGTCGGTAATGACAATCTGCATGCCCTCTACCTTATCCAGCTTGATATTGTCACCCGTCATCGGTCGTACCGACATTCCTTTTTGATTCTTCATCCTTTTTAATCGTCTAATATCATTTTTTATAAGTTGTATAAGTCTTCTGCTGTCCGTCTTCATCAACATTCCGTGATAGCCGGCATAGTTCTGTCTTCCTCTGCCTGCTGCACGTATAGCCCTGCGTCTAAGTTCGGCTCGCACGTTGACAAACAAACCCTTAAACTTCTGTTTGCAGAACATAAAGCCGTTCTTTACACGCACCACCTGCCAGTCCTTCTTCATTTCCATGCCGTACCTTCCTTCAAGATAACTCATTTCCCAATGCACAGCTTCTACTACCTTTTCTCTATCATCATCCATGATGATGCGGTTGTCGCCAAAAGCTCCGTAAAACTGCGGTTTGAAGCGTCTTGTCAATTCGTTATCCATATCCGTCAGCGTCAGCATAGCAAGTATCTGCGACAGCGTACCACCTATAACGAGCGTCTCGTGCTGCAAAAGTATGTCGCACAGCAGTCTGCGTGTGAACGGGCAAGTGATAGTCTCAAACGCCACACCAAGCACCACCTTCGACCGCAACGTCTCATAGAAACGACGTATGTCTGTCAGTCCTGCGCTCGCCTCGGGATGATTCTTTACGTATGTACGTATCTTGTTCACCATGCACCAACGTTTATCGTTGCTCCACAGGCTTCTGCCTTCAATGCCCGAATAGCAATAAGGCGAAATGATGTTGGTCAGTTTCTCCTTTATAACTATCAGCAGTATGTTTTGTATGCAGCGGTCATACACTGTATAGATGTCGGCATTACGGTTCTTGTCGCCCTTGCCCTTCTTCTCGATGATACGACGCACGGTAGGCTGGCATCTGTAGGTCTCGTCGGTCAGTTCACGTATTATGCGCTGTATCACAGCCTCCTTCTCGTTGGTTATCTTGCGCACTTCGGGCGAGTCGCTTGCCCTCTCCAGGCATCTGTCTACACCCATGCGCACAATCACAGGGTCTGTCAAAAATCTCTTCAAGTTTCTCAGCTTCTTCTTATGATTCGCTGTCTTCAATTCATCGAGGATATTTCCCTCATGGGTAGCCTTCATCGGTTTGGCACCATTCCCGATAGTGCCGTCTGCCTCCGTGCTCTCGCCCCAAAACGGCAATGAGCGGCAGTCTACCAATCCATACCCACCAGTGGCGGTATGGGTGTTCGCTATGTTTAACCTTGTTGGTCGCGTTGTAAGGTGTTTCCTGCATTCTTCTACCTGATTGACAGCCAAAGCCCCAGCGTAATTCGCATTGCTATTGCTACAAGCATTGTTGCTATTAGCCGAACGAGACGACGCATTGTCGTTGTTCGCATTGCACCCGACGGCAAAGGCTTTTTCCTTACCCACGCTTTTGTCTTTGCCAACCGTCACACACGGCTCGGTCGGCACATTGCCGTCCACCGCAGGAGAGAGCATACCGTGTGCTTCATGGCAAGACGCACCCACCGAACAGCCGTACATCATCCCATTTCCCGATGGTGGCTGCTTCGTTATGTCGATATTATTCTGTCCGATGAGATTCATATATATTTTTATTTTGAGAATTTCTTGAAGTTATATATTATTTTTTCAGCTCCAAAAGAGCGCCAATCGGGGCGTTGCTCAAGGCTTGTTGTCTAACGGCCGACAGCTTTTTCTTTTTGCTGCCTTTCTATTGCTTGAGTTTAAGCTGAGGGACAGCCAAAGCCCCAGCGCAATTCGCATAGCTAAGGCTACAAGCATAGTCGCTATAAGCCGAACGAGACGACGCATTGTCGTTGTTCGCATTGCACCCGACGGCAAAGGCTTTTACACCTAACTTGCCTTCTTCTGGTTTCCCATCCTTACCTTCGCCCCATATCGTATTCCCGCACCACAGGTAGCAGCTTTCTTTTGAGTGTGAAGACGCAGCGGTTGCCTCGGTTTTACAAAACAAAGAATACGAATAGTCTGCTTTGCTTATCCATCCTCCGATTACTGCCACATCACGTCTTTTGTGCAAGCCTTTCAATACGTCCAGCTTATAAGCAGACTCAATGTCTGTATAGCAAGACTTATTTACGATAGGTGGCATATCGCTCCATTTTTCTGCACAATGATACTTATTATAATACTGTCCCTCACGACACTCAGTAGTGTAATATGCACCACATAATTGGAAGAAATGCCCATCCATTGGAATACTTAATCCGCGATACACCGAATGCGAGAATTTATATATCACATATCCGCCAGTCAAATCCGTGTTATCGATATAGATACCGTCAGCAACGTTCATCTTGACATAGCAGTTTACCACAGCGGTCATTACACCATCGGCAATACCTTGACAATTCGGAACGTCACGGATGATATAATAACGCTTGTTAGATACCATTCCCAAGCCAGTATCTAAGTCTATACTACCATCTTTAGCACACTGTAGTGCACCATCCGCGTCAAAGTGGAAAACATGGGTACGTGCGCCTACCTCACTCTGCAAACCCGCTTTGGTCACACCATCAAGCACCGACAGAACCTCACCACATTTTGTAAACGGAACATAATAAGCACCAACAAGAGCGCTGTAAGCTGACTGCGGACTGCCTTCTTGACCTTTTTTCAATCCATCCGTATTAAGTCCGAGATATTTTATCGCCACGCCCGTGGAGTCAAAAATTTTCAAACCCGAATTGGCGGCCATACGCTCTTCATTCCATGTGTCCGCATTAACCGTCTCCTGCTGAGTGCATCCTACGCCCATGCAATATAAATCGGTAGTGTCAAGCGTACCGCACTCGACAAACATCATCATTAACCACAATTCGTAGAACTCATAGTAACAACCCATATACGGATAATTAGTATTTGGGTCAGCGTTCTTGGACTGTGCATAAGTCATAGAATTAATCGTAGACACAGACATAGAGTAATACCCGCCGCCATTCTCCCGGAAAGACTCCTTCAGAAAACCGTTAGGAGTATGATAGGAACCTACGACATTATCACTTATTACATTATGAGCACACGAACGCTCATCGCCTGCCAGTTTTGCTTGTACAGTATAAAATGGCGACATGGCAAACGGCTCCACCTTCTTGGCTGCGTGACCTTGCCAATAGCTTTGCGCCACACCCACACCCATGCAACTCATTTCCGAAACGTCCGTCTGCTCGTTTGCCTTAATAAGATAAAGAGGAATGTCGGTATAGACAAGAAGGTCGCCTTCCGTCCCGTCCACTGCCACCGTATCGCCATTGTTTGCGAGCGTGATGCGTCCTTTTGCACATTCATGCTGCAACACGGCTTCGTTGCCAACACGCTTCACGGTGCCTAATTTCATGTGCTTGCCTATCTCCTGTACCAACTTGCGTGTCCCGTAGATATAGTCAGCCGAAGGCTTAGGGTCGGCATCACCCGACACACGCGCAAAACCAACGAAAGCATCCCCGAACATATCAAGACGTTTCTGCACGCCCGCTATCTCCGCAGCGTTCTGTGCCACAGCCTCCTTAGTCTCCTTCATGTCCGTCACAAGCTGATTCACCTTCTCGCCTTCGCCCACCTTCACGCTCTTGCTCTCACCGTTGCGGTCGGTCACAGTCAGCGTGCCGTCGTCGGCAAGAGTCGCGTTAACGTTGCTGGCAGCAGTTACCGCAGCAGACACCTTGTCCGCGCCCTTGTTTGCAGCATCAGCAGCAGTGTTGGCAGACATCGCAGCCTGTTGGGCGTTCATCACAGCCTGCTGGCTGGCATCAGCACGCTCCTGCTCAGACGCTACTCGCAGCTTCTCGTTAGCCATACGTCGCGCTTCCGCTTCCGCTCTCAGCTTCTCGTCGTTGCCTCGTGTGTTCTCAGCCTCCGTGCGGTTCGTCTCGTTGCTCGCACGCTGCGTCTCAGCCTCCGTGCGCTGAGTTTCAGCCTCTGCACGCTCATGCTCAGCCTTCACGCGCTCCTGCTCATTAGCTGTTGCCGTATTGTTAATAGCCACAGCCTTATCCACCTCCGCCTTAGCCTTACGCAGCGTGTCGGTAAGCTGTAGGTTGAGAGCTTCGCCCTGCTCAGCAGCCTCCTGCGCACGGCTTGCCTGAGCCTGTGCCGAAGCCGAAGCCGAAGTCGCAGCCGTAGCCGCTGCATCCACCAAGCCCAAAGCCTCCTGTAGCCCTGCCGTAGCAGTAGTCACGCTCTCAGCAGCCTTAGCCGCCTCCGCAGCCTTGTCGTTAGCAGTTTTAGCAGCAGCGTTGGCAGCCGTAGCAGCCTCCTGCGCACTCTGAGCACCGTCATGCGCACTCTGAGCGTCAACAATCAAGCTCCACCACTCATCCTCGCCTACAGGCACGTGCCCTACGTTGCCGTCCTGCTTGCTCAGATACGTATTGCCTCCGTGAGTCACAATCTGCAATCTGCTGTACGTCACACTCGCGTCGTATGCCCCTTTAGGGTGCATGCCGACACTACCCATGTCAATGTACTTCTTTTCCATATTTATCTGTTTTTATAAAGTTATTCTTCATCTAATTCTGCGCTACAAGCAGATGCCCGTCTTCCGACAACTTGAATCTGTCCATATCTCCCTCCGTTATGCAGGCAATCAGTTTTCCTTCTACCACGTCAAACGTAGGATAGTCAAACGAACCCTTGGAGTATTTGTCGGTTCTCACGTATTCTCCCGTCGCCTCGTCCCACTGCCACCAATACCCATCGTCTCCGACTTTGTTGGGATGGTCAGCCAGCGCCTTGGCACGGTCGCCCTGCTTGTTAGCATATCCGGCAGCGGTATTAGCCGATATGGTAGCAGCGCCAGCATCCCCTACAGCCTTGTCTATGCGCACGTCAACCTCGCTCAGTTTAGCGTCCACCTTGCCGATAGCCTCGCCAGCGCTCTCAATCAGCTTGCCCAGCTCCACGCTCGGAGGCAGCACAACGATAGCCGTGTCCATCTCCACCGAGTCCTCGCCCTCTATCACCTCGCCAAACGCCGTGTCGCCCTTGGCATTGTTGTCAACAAGCATTATTTGCTCATACTCATTACTACGCCAAGAACAGCCGAACAGCTTTCCGTGTACCTCCAGGGCATAAGCGCCCAGCGCCATTTCCGAGCTTCGCACCGTAGCCTCTATCAGCGAGTCGTCTTCCGCACTAATCGCGAACGTCAGTTTTCTGCGCCTGAAGGCATTCACAAGGTTCACCTCCACCTCCTCACAGGCAGGCAGCGGAAACTTCTCCATCTGCCCACCCACGATTTTACGCACCGGGATGTGCAGCGTAAAATCATTACCTCTTACAATCTTTTTCATATTTCCATCATTTATAAATAGCCTTAATACTCACTCATTCGGCCTGTAATGAACGTGCAATTCCAATCCGTGCCGTCATAGATAAACAGAGATATTTGTCCTCGCGAGTTAGACAGACGCTGTTGCGTCACATCTGTTCCTCCTGCGGTTCGGATATTCTTTTTGTTGCTCTTTATGTAGACCTTTCCGCCACCCTTCTGTATCACTGTCACCTGCTGACCTGCGATTGGTTGTGTCGGTAACGATACGGTGATTGCGTAACTTTCATTTTTAGCTACCACAAGCCCCGTACTGTTGCCCATGCCCGAATCACTTCCGGTGTCATGCACATGATTTACAAACACACCACGGATAGCCGCATTAGTCTCCATCACGATGCCTCCTTGAGGTTTGTAAAGATATACTGCCGGAGTCTCACCCCCGAATGGCGAATATACATAAGCAGTCAGTTGTGCTGTACCAAACGTAGCACCGGGTATCGCGTAGCCCGTCGGCAAACCCCAATCGTTTGTGGCGCCTCTTGCAACGGTGTAAGCCGACTTGCCCAGCCAGATGCCAGTATAATTTCCGGCACCGTCACCACAACCGAACTCAGTCACCTGTGCTCCAGTACGCATATATCCTGAAATTGGGTTGCCGCTGCGCACAAAAGCAGGTGTGTACTGTATCATGCTGCCGCTTATATTTACGTTTCCTACTGTCGTGTCGTTAGCTGTGATAATGTCGCAACCAAGATTTTCATCGTGCTCAATCGCCCAAATTCCGAATCTACTGCTGCCTGTCACATTCAGATTCCCTGCTTCCACGCTCTCGGTTCTCAGAGTGTCGATTACCGCTTGCTTCGCTTTTATAAGGGTTGCATTAATAGCACCGTCCTTGAACACGGCGGTCTCTTTTCCGCTCTGGTCTCTGAACACCGTCTTGTCTGCCGTCAGCGTTATCTGCCTGCTGTTAATGTCAATGCCCGCAGCAAGCAGTCGTGACGACATAGAGCGGCTTGTGGTGTACTCCGTCACCGTAGCGCCGTATTCCAGCTTCGGCTGAGATACATAGAGGTCACAACCCTGCATACAGCGTATCAACACTCGGCTCGGCAAATTACCGCCAACAACACGCCAGTGCACCCAGTATCGTTTCCATACATAGTCTTCCTTAAACTCCACCTGAGCGTTGCCGTTGGCTGCCGTGTGTTGGTTAGGCCCGTTTACTCTGTCCAGCACCTCGACAAACACCTTCTCTGTAGTGTCGCTTTTGTAGAAGTAAGCAGTAAACTGCTCGCCCTTATTGCCCTTTGCCATAAACGAGAGCATATAGTCCTGTCCCTGCTTAATAAAGCCCGTATCGCCCAAATCCCAACTTACTGTGTCTATATTGCCGCTGTAGTAGCGAGCGTCCGAATTAAGCGTAGCGCAACCGTTATAAGTCTGCCGTGCAATTTCGTCCGCGCTGTCGTTTGCCGGATGCAGACACGTATTCTCAGTCGCCACCGTCAGCGTGCCGCCAGTCTTCAACGTATCGGTATTGTCAAGCAAGTTACCTCCGATGTAGTCTGCATCATCCTCCGACAACGACCAGCCCACATATTCGTTGCCCTCGACGAGCATGGGTTGACAAATCCAAGCGTTAGTTGTGACTCCTTCAGTCTTGTTGTTAACCACAAAATTGCACTCGATGAAGTCTTTGAATTTCTCGGTGTCATTAGTGTTGAAGGTCACCGAGAAAAACTGCCATGTGTTCGCCTGCTTGACAGAAAACAGATTGTCGCCGCTTTGTATCACGGAGTCAAGGCGCTCGCCACCAGTTGCAGTCTCCGCCCATTTCGCTTCAATATAGATTATTGCATCAGTTCTGTCGCATTTCACCCAAAAAGATGCCGTGTAGGTCTTGTTTTTTTCAATCTTTATACACTTCGTATCATTAGGAGTGATTCCCCACCAGAATAATCCCGAGTAGTGATTCGCTGTTGTAGCTACTACGTGAACGCAATTCACACCGCCTACGCCTCCGATAGTCTCTATACCGCCACCTTCTTGTGTCTGTATTCTCACTCCTTCACCCTGCCTTCTCAGCGCACTCCCAACAAGCAAATTCTTCCTGCCCACAGCCGTTTCGCTCACCTTCAGCGAAATATCCCGTGCCGTCTGCTTGATAGTCGAAGTATATTCCGTCAGTTGGTCCGGAGTCTTCAGCGGCAGTTTGTCGTACTTGTTGCTCACCTCAGTGAATTCACTTTTCAGTCCCTTCATGTTCATCTCGATGCCGCCCCACACCGCAGATACTTCAATGTCCACCTTCAGCGTGGTATAGATATAGCTGTCCGTACCATCAGCAGCTTTATACCTCGCAGCTAAAGTGACACTCGCAGTAGTCACTGGCACCAGAATGGTCGTGCCGTCAGATGCCGTGACAGTATGTTGAAAGACACTCTTGATACGGACGTAAAAACCATCGTTGTCTGCTCCCACTACCGCGTCACAACCTCTCGGTTGCGCGGAAGGGTAGCCGAGAATATGACTCATACCCCAGTCCTCACCGTCACGACTAAATTTCACCCGTGCTACACTGTCCGAATCTATCACAGCAGATACATTGCCGTCGCTGTCCCGTTCAGTAGAGAGTACGAGAGGATTAGGATTCCATAACGCAACAATAGCGCTCTCACCGTCCTTACCTGGTTTGCCTTGCGCTCCAGGTTGTCCGTCCGCTCCTGGCTCGCCTCGCGCTCCCTGAGGGCCACGGTCGCCAGTATCACCCTTCTCGCCCTTCTCCGCCTTCATCACCAGCTGCCAGTCGGCGTTGCCCTCCTTAGGCTCCGTAGTGCTGCCCTCGCTGTTAGTACACAGCCACACACCGTTATTATGCGAAACCTGGTCATAATAGCTGTAGCTCACACCATTCTGCCACTCGCCTCTGTAGTTCACAATGTGTATCGTGTCACCAGTAGGCGACACCCACTCAAACGACGTAGACACAAACTTACAGCCATCAGGCGAAACATAGAACACCTCGCAGCCCTCATGCGAATATCCCAAAACACCCTTATACGCCACAATACGAGGAGTGCCAGGCCCCGTCGTCTCCAGTATCATCACGCCCTGGCGGTCACGCTCGTTAGGATTCTGGTTGCCGTCAAGTACTATTGTGTCGCCAGCCATGGGCACGTCGCTGCCCAGCTCGCAGTTGTCCTTCGCAATCTCAATCCATGCGAACTTCTTTCCGTCATACAGCTCGTTGCCCACCTCGTCAGTCAGCGCCACATTCTCCTCACTCACGGCAGTCACCAGTCGCCACCACGAGCGAGTCGGCTTCTGCTTGTCAGCCAACCCGAACGTCTGACACCTTGCCTGGTCGCCCACACGCCACATGTTCTGCGTCGCCGTAGTACCGTCGTCAGCCAGCAGCCAGCAGCGCCAGCCCCTCAACTTGCCAGCCTCGTCATACAGCTCCTCGGTTTCGAATATCCTGCCCCCCGAACCGCTCAGGTACACATTGCCCCCAGCATACGACAGCTTGCGTACCTCCAGCTCTTGGAACACAGCCTTGCCCCACACCTGAAGGTCGTGGATGTCAAGCCTGAACTTGCCGTCGCCACGGTCTACGATGCCAAAACCCTGCTGCGTCGCCCCGTCGTAGCCAAGCGACACGATACGTCGCAGCACCGCATCAACCATACTCACATCACCAGCCGTCACATTGCCCAGCTTCGCATTACCCTCTGCATCAATACCCTTCTCGCCGTCACCGAGCTTAAGACCCTGCATGAAGCGTATCAGTCCCTGCGCAATATCCTCATGTAGCTTCGACAGGAAGTGCTTGCTGCCATATTTTGAGACAATACTATTAAATTGTGAACCAGAATAGCTGCTGCCGTTACCATTTGAACTATTAGCAATGATTGTCTGCACATCATCTTTTAATTGTGTGACAGTTCCCTTGTTCGCCTGATTGCCGACTGTGATTTCTTGAATAAAATCATAATCCAGATTGGTCGTTAGTTTTAAAATTCGAGTGTCAAGTGTATAACCTTGACCATCGCTATATTTTACCTTTTGTCCAATTTGTAATCTCGGATTATTTGCTTCAAACACCTGCGGATATACCGAAAATTCGTAGTTGTTCAAATCTGAATTTAAGCGTTCAATCTCTTTTATCGCTTTGTCTAACAATTTTTCTTGTGCGTCTTTCTGATATTGTTCTGACATCGCAATATTGTACAGGACTGTTATATTACAGCTCAGACTTGGCAAAGATTCACCACGAGGTATCAACCTTTCATCTTCATTTGTCGGTATTATAAGATTATTATCTTCTTGATAAATTATCTCATAGTCACCGCTTAAAATGTTAAAATTGGCTGAATCTACATCATCAGAATCATGCGCTGAATAATTATCCTTGTGATATTTCAGCTCAAAGCCAACATGTTCTCCATTTGTTCCACGACCTGCCAACGGGGTAGACAAAGCATTAATGTTCGTATTAGCCTCGAAAGAGCACGACAAAGTTTTGCCGTTAACAATTAAATTGTCGGTTAATTCAAAGTCATACCAATAATGAGTGACCCCATTATCTACAGTTTTATTCACAAGTTTTTTAGTCTTGTCTTCTGTAGTCGTGCAGTACGCAAGGCGCATATACCACACTGTGAATATTTTATACGCTGCGACACTTCCATCAGCATTAGATGTAAGTGGTATTTTCTTTTTCGTAGTATCATCCAGTACGTATTTCTGTCTTCCTCTCACCTTGTACACGTATGTATTCAGCGAAGGAAAAACGTCAGAGAAATTCAATACTTTTGTCAGCAATGGCTCTTTGGTCTTGTCTTTACGCAAGTCTATCGTAGAGAAATCGTCTACAGTGTATTCAATTTCTTTACCGTTAATATTAACAATGCCTTTTCCGCTTGCTAATTGCAATCGTATATCGCTTGACGAAACGTTCTCCCCTAAACTGTTTGTCTGTGTAATATTACGTGTACCGCCGAACACAGTATATGAGTTGTAGTAATTTTCCTTGCTTTCGGTTACGGATGGGGTTCCTATATTTTTACCTACTTCTAATGATATAGGCGTATTGTCCAAGATTACTTTTCCAAGATATATATCTTCGTTGTCGTAATCTATATGCCATTCACACGTATCTCCTTCCGCATTTGCGATAGAAGACAAAGCAGACAACACGTCATTATCAGAAAACGACACGGATAAAGAATTTTTCAATTCACCAGACAAGACTGACTTCCAACCACATTTCCCGAACTGAATATCATTGTTTAAAAAATCGCATATCTTACCCATTATAACATCAGGCGTATCAACAAAAGTCCAGTTAGTCTGTTTTATGGTCTCGTTTTGCGAGTTTTTTGTTTTTATATAGAAAGGTATTTTGCCTAACAACATTTTAGGATGCTGAAACTCTGGTGTATACTTCCACGACATTTCGTCAGTTTGCACTGGCTCGTAAGGTTCAAGCAGAGAAAAACGCTGTGTCACCTTGCGTGTCTGGTCTATATAATACGTGTGTACAATGTAAGCTCCGACGGGTAATATGATTTTACAAGCAGCACTAAAAGACAACGAGATAAAGTCGGACTTTGAAAGCTCTTCTTCTCGTTGTGCTTCTTTAGTGATAGGCGCTTGCATTATTATCTCGCCGTCAAGATTGTATATGTTTATCATATTTTTTCTCTGTCGTTAGGGTTGTTTTCCGTTAATCGCAATGTAAAGTTACTTTTTTTCAAGCCGTAATCCCCATATTTTGAGCATTGCGAATAAACAAACTTAAAGACACGTTTCAGACAAGGTACTTTTAGACAAAATTCTCCACTGTAAGCTATTTTGTCAAGAAAAGCTTCGTATTTGTCGAGATAATCTTCTTGTGTCGAACCTTCTAAAAAGAAAGATAGACTAACCTCCCGTTTGTCTTTCTTTGCATATTTTGCAGCTGCCAACACTGACACTCCATTTTCTAAACGACTATCGTTCGAGACGAATGATTTTACAGGAGGAGGAGTAAGCAGAGCTTCCCTCCATCCTCTTGTTAATGTTACACCGTATGTAGATATGTCGATATAAGCATCATTATTTTCGCTTACCAATTTTATAAATGCTTGATTTTTCATTTTAATAATTTTTCTTCATTAACTTATACATGTTCGCAATATCCTCACGTATCAGTATGATAGGAGCTGTATTTTTCACTATCTGTTGTAACTGCCCAAGACCTTCATATTGAATGTCACGCATTTCGGTCATATTTACAGCCATATTTTCAGCAAAGCTGCGCATTACACTTATATCTGCACATATCTGCGCTCTTGTCTCATTTCCTTGTTCAACTGCTATTTGCATAGCATAGCCAATTCCAATCAACGTGCTTGCTTGGTCAGCTGTTATTGCTTCGATAGCCTTGTTTGTAGCTGACTGGGAAGACACTTCTGCGTACCCAGTTATCTTAGCTGCTTCGTCACGATATTGCATTCCTTTCTGAACAATGTCGTTATACTTCTTGTTAAGTTGAGATATTTCGTCAGAAGTAAGCCCGTTTTCTGCCATTTTTGCCCATTCATCATAGAAGCTTTGCAATTCTTTGTCAAGCAAATCTCCGATTTTAGCATCCAAGACGGCATCAAAAAGATAACCGCTGAAATCATCAGCGAAATCCTTGGCACTCTTGCTCATATCTTTCAACGTGTCTTTGAAGTTATTTTTCAAATCATCGAATGACATGTTTGTAAGTCGTCCTGTCATTTGTTCATCAAGTTTCTTTTGAGCATTTTCATAGTTTTTTATGTAACTCAACACCATGTCTGGTATCTCACCAGACTTTCCGTTTTTACCTCCTTCTTTACGGTATTCGTTCAATATTTTGTTCAAAGTCTCGCCTTGGTCGTAATCTCGGATTTTTGCCATTTCATCAGCGGAAAGGTGTAGAAAATCCCAACTTGACTTTATATTTCTGCCAAGTAATGAAGAAACGGTCGACATCGCTGTCTTCCATCCTTTGTTGTCCTCAACTGACTTGTTTAACGAAACTCTCCATCTGCCATGTTTTTCCGCTTCATAGTACATCTTGTTCTGCTCGTTAGCTTCGCTCTGTGCTGTTAGCTTTTTAGCATCTTCGTATGCAGCCTGTGCCTTGTATAGAGAACTGTTCTGAATAGTATCGTTTAGATTGTCCAGGCATTGAGCAAGGATATTGTTCTTCTGTGTTAATTCGTCAATGCTATTTTGCATTTTCGCTGTGTTGTCACCGCCTATACCGAGGACAGATGTGAAACCTTGTATTGCCGATACTCCCTTTGTAAGAGCACCGACATAATTCCCTGTTGCAAAATCAACTGCCGCTCCTGAAGCATCGTTGAATGCCGATAGACCCTCAGAAGCTTTATTTGCAACACCGCTCATTCCGAGATTTTCAAACAGCCCTGGTAGCTCGTCGATTCCCTTCTTAGTGATAAATTCCTGCGCATTAGTAAACCAATCAGCTACGCTCTGAGATGACGAGCGTTTCGCTCCGTCCTCTTTGTTCTTAGCTTCTGCTGTAGCTTTTGCTGTCTTTTTTCTCGCTTCTGCCAACTTCCCTTCGAGTACTGCAAGTTGGGAAAGAAGTGTAGACATTTCCTTGTACTCCTTTGTTGACTTGTCTATACCGAACTTGTCAAGGTTGGATTGTATTCCTGCCGTATCGTCACCGATAGCACGTACTCCAAGGTCTGTAGCTTTGTAGTTAGCTGCTTTCAAAGCCTCTTCATACTGCTTTTCAATATCAGCCTCTTTCGATTTCGCTGAATTGAGAGCTTCCTGCGCTTCCTTTGCTTCATTGATGCGACGTATATGTTCTTGTTGCTTCTCACCAACAAAATCAAAAAGACCTCCTTGTTTGCTTATCTCAGAGTTGATGTCATTTATCTTTTCCTGTACTTTTGCTATATCCTCAATGTCTGTCAGTTTGCCACTTTTTAGCAACGTTTGAAGCTGATTGCGCAATGATTCAAGATATTTCTTAGTATGTGAAGACAAGTCGGAAAAAACATTCTCCCAATCTATCTGTTCGAAGATGTTTTCTTTGTCAATACTACGCAGTTCGTTGTCTCTTTGTTGTTCAAGAGAAGCCTTTTGATAAGCATTTTCTGCTTTTGCAATTTTGTCTGCATACTCTTCTGTTATAGCAAGTTTCTTATCTTGTATGTCACCATATTCTTTCAAGAAGGCATACAATCCCGACTTCTCGCTTTCTATTAAGTCGTTGTTCAGCTTCTCTATCTTTTTACTTCTATCTTGACTTGCAAGTGTTTTCGACTCTTCAATAGCTTTTGATTGCGCATCCGTTAACGTTGCTCCTTTTCCTGCTTCTTTGTTCTTTTTACGGAATTCGTCTTCTTGTTTTTTAATTTCAGCAAGACGCTTCTTATAGTCGTTGTCTATTTCTTTTAACTTCTTTTCTGTTCCTTCTTGCATAAGTGCAATGGTCGCGTCGATGTTCTTCTGTTCAAGTTCCAGTAACATCTTATTTAATTCTTCTTGCGCCTTCTTTTGCTTTTCTACTGTCTTGTTTTTTTCTTGCGTTCCTTCTTTCCCTCCTATACCTCCGAGCTTAACATCAGTATTGATAGTTTTCTGTTGCATCGCATAAGTACTTCTTCGCTGTCTTGACAAGAAATCATCCAAAATATCAGTATTGAATTCTGAATATTTATTACCAGACTTTTTCAGTACATTTCTGACAACATTTTCGCCAGCATTGGCGAGTGCTACAGAACTTGCATTTTTATAACGACGTTTGGCTGCATTTACACCTGCTTCGTACCATTTCTGTAGTCTGTCTCTTTGCTTCCTGTATAGCTCGAGGTTTTCTTTTTTATTACTTTGATAAGATTCGTTTGCGCCCATGGCTACGACTGCACTTTCAGGGAAAGCTCCCATTCCAGATGTTGCCGAATCGACATATTTCGCACTTTTTCTTGAGCCTTTATGATTCTTGTCGTAATTTTTAAGATAATTGAGTTCGTCCGCAGTTCGTGAAGCTCCTCCAATTATCCTATTAAAGAAACGCAAGATGTTTGTCAATACAGGCGTTAAGTTGGCATTTAATGATGTCAGAAAACCGTTCCATGCGTTGTTTAACTTCTTAAGGTTTACGTCTGCACGTGTGTTTATGTCAGCTAACAGTTCTTCTTTGGTTGCTGCGTTACCAATTTTCTTGGTGTATTTTTCTATTGCTTCGGCATTTTTGATAAAATACATAGCCGTAGCTCTATTACGAGCCATGAACTTTTTTCCGACATTTTCACCTTTATCATATGCTGCTTTGAGGTTCTTGAGAGCTGTAACCATGCCCACCATCGAAGGATTGTATTCTTTTTGCAGCTTTGACATGCTCATCAAAAGCATAGAAAACTTTGACGCAGCCTTAGAAGCGCCACCGAACTGATTGCTTGAGAATCCTATCAGTGACGACATTTCCTTGAAACTTATGCCATAAAGAGAAGCGGTAGAACCAGCGGACTTTATTGCTTCCGCCATATCTCCGAATGAAGATGTTGTATTGCGAGAAGCCGTAGCAATAACGTTAGAAATCTTCGTAGCTTCATCTGCCGTTAAATGGTATTCGCCAGATATTTCAGCAATGCTTTTTGCCGACTCAGCAGATGTCTTGCCTGTCAAAGCTCCAAATTCATTAGCTGCTTTAATCATTCGCGTCAAGGCTTCGGGAGAATCTTTGAGACCATCCCACACCTTTACAAACTGAGTTGCAGATTGCGCCATATCCACACAGCTTTTTGAAGTCGTTGCGGATAATGCAAGAATATTTTGTCGAAGGTCTTTTATCTTGTCGGAATCCATATAATGGTCAAGCGGTTGTAATGACACACGGAAAGCTTCTGCTGCCTTAGACATGTCATACAATCCTTTGCCAACGGCAGCAATAGCTGCGCCCCAAGCTCCGATTTTACCTATAAAGCCAAACAACGCAGAAAAATCACCTTTCATCAATCCGGCAAAAGAACTCTTCAATCCCCCGAATATTCCCTTTACTTTCTTTCCTGCTGCTTCGGCTTCTTTTCCTATGTTTTGCGTTTCTTTCGCAGTTTCTTTCGCTTCTTTGGCCGTGTTTTTGAAAGAATCAGTAAGTTTTTCCCCACTCTGTATACGCTTTGCGGCATCCAAAAGGGTGTTGTATTCTTGTAAATCAGAATTTAGACGGCTCTGTTCTTGTCCCCATTCATTTACTTTTTTCTGTAGGTCAGATATTTTTTGCTCTGCACTGGAAATAAGCCTATTGTAATAGTTAACACCTTGTCCTGTAGAGTTTTCGTCTGCTGAAAGATTTTTTATTTCTTGTTTATATGACGAGATTTTAAGTTTATACTTTTCAATCTGTTCTGTCGTTTCTTTTATCTTGCCGCTAAAGTCAGATGTGTTTAGTGTATTTTGTATTTCCTTAATTGTATCTTCGTACAATTTTATATCCGACTTTAAATCTTTGGCGTTTTCAGATTGCATTCTATCTATTTCTGCACGTCCAGCAGAAACAGATATGTATTCACGTAAAGAATCAGTCAATTGTTGAGTTGCCTGTGCATTTTGACTTTCTGCGACAGTGTTTGCTGTTGCTGCTGCCGTATTAGCAGAATGTGCAGCTGCTTCGGCAACGGTTGCTGTCGCTGCTGCTGTAGCACTTGCACTTACGGCAGAATTGGATACAGTTTGAGCACTATTTGCTCCAGTACTTGCTACAGACAAAGCTCCTAAGGCTTGGTATGCTCCACCAACCTCGGATATGGAATTCTTGGCATGATTGTAAGAATCCGTTAGTTCTATAACGTCTTCTTTGGCTAATTGCAACGATTGTTTTTGTGCGTTAATCTGTCTTGTTATCGCTTCAAAAGCCCCAGAACCTTTTTCTGTATCGTTTAGCTTTTCGTTAAGTTTAGATATAGAAGATTCAATGTCCCCAACTTTCTTGTTTGCATTGTCAATCATGTCAGGGACAATCTGGATACTTTTAACAGCATCGTCCATAGCAGATTTTAATATCCGCATTGCACGTTGTGTTTTTGTCGCAAGGTCGTCATCGGATTTGGATACATCCGTAAGAGCCTTAGTCATACGCTCTGAAAGAGCTTCTGTATCAACACCTACACGAGTTAGACTGTCGCACAATTTGTCTATAGATGATTGAATGTCGGAAATATCCATTTGTCCGCTTATTCCAAGTATCTCGTCTGCTGCCATATTGTATATTGTTTTAGCCCATCATGTCCATAAAGAAATCAGATGCGTGTATTGATTTTTTTATGGATTGAGGTTTGTTTTTGTTTGGTGTCACGTTATTATGCCCCATATCAATACCCTCATTTGAACCGAATGTCGGGATAGAACGATTGAGGAGCATAATGTTAAGGTATGAGCGCTTAAATACTACCTCCTCGTAACTCATACGAAAATACTTCATTACTCCTCCGATTGTTGCCCAGGGGGAGTCGTTAACGGCTCCGTTATCGTCAACACTTGGGTGAGGAAAGTTATAGAGGTTAAGAAAAAATTTGCATTAAACGAACGACTTACGAATTTTACAAGTTCGTTGAAGGCGATAATATCCAAGTTCTTTCGGATATAACGTCCCCATAGCCAACGTTTCCATGTCTTTCTGAATGCGCATTTTATAAATATTTCATTCATGAGACGTGCATCGTTGCCGTGTTCTGCAAGAGCTTTGAATATATTGATTTTGTCTCCTTCGCCCCATGATGGTTTTTTGATATCATTAGCGTACACGGACATTTCCCATATTTGACCGAACGTCAAGGGCTTAACTTTAAATCTAAACCACCCAACTTTAATCTTGACACTTTCTTCCAAGATTGTGTCTGCCGTTGTTTTCTTGTCTTTTGTTTTCATACCTATAAAATAAAAAAGCGGTGCGGTTTGGGGTCATGCCCTTACCTCACCGCATATCGAAGATTTGTGCTGATTAAATTTCCTTATCGATGTCTGCTTTTACATCTTCGAGCAAAGCCCAGCGATGTCCGCTTACTTTTTCACCGCTTGCATTGAACACAGCCATCTGACGGAACTCAATATTTAGATTTGGAAGACCTGTCTTACCGATAGAACCGCTGCGAGTAACAGTCAGTTTCATTTTTGAGAACTGGAATACCTTAGCTGGTATGTCGTCAAGAACCTTGGTCTTAATCTGTACTGCCTTGTAGATTTGGTTATCAGTCGGGAGTTCTTCATTCCACTTGCTGTCAGTGGACGACGTATAGCCGAGGATAGCCTTGAAAGTTTCAGCGGACAAGTCGTAGGTCTGTACCGTGAAGCCTTTGGTTGCTGCCGATGATGGAAGCACTGCATACGGGTCTTCTGAGTCTTCTATTTCTACGTCGCTCGTTGACGCTGCGCTATCATTGAATGTCAAAGAGCCAGACACGATAGCCTTGAACTTGAACGGAAAGTTAGTCGGATAGCCACCATTCGCTACAGGGTCGGCAATGGCAAATTCCTCAATGCCGTAAACACCATTTTTTCCTGTTTTTGCCATATCGTTAATTCTTTAAATTGTTAAATATTACGTGGAATTTCAAATTAATGTAGTAAGTATTGTCGTTGTCGGGTGTCGGTCGTGAATCGGAATAGAATTCGAAATACGCCCCTTCGAGATATGTGTTATCTTCGAAAAAAGCGAGCAGATTCTTTGCTATTGTAATTAGTCTTCGTGTGTTGGGTTCGTCATTGGCGGTACGTTTAACATGTATGTTAACATTTACAACGCCTTCGTTTATTGTATCTTGCTGTACAAAAGGCAGATGGTTTATGACGACATATTCATTCAAGCTTGATTTCTTGGGGATTTCATACTTGAAGACCCCTTGCTCATTTATGCCGATTTTTTTACATTCCTTTTTTAAAAGCTTATACATTGCACTTACAGCGTCATCCCCTAATGTCATACCTTACGTTTTTTTATTGTTAGAGCCACAATTTGAGGTATCGTCTTTTGTATGTTGTAAAGCCTTTTACCTCCATAACTTTATTGATTGTACCGTCCTTTTTTATTATCATTACCTTGTCACCTTCACGAGGCAGTATTTTATACTTGTGTTTGGAAAGAGGAGCAATTACTTCATACGAGTAAGCATACCGTTGCCCGTCATTCAAACTTACAAGCTTTGCACTGGTGTTAGGATAAATAAGGCATTTCCCGAATTCTAAAAATCTTGTTGCAGTTGCTTCTACAGGATTTCCATCCTCGTCATAACCGCCTCCAGCATTTTCGTGCTCCACTTCAAAATTAGGTTCTCCATTGTCGTTCATGTCAAAGAACCTGTCTCCTACCTGAACATAGCCAACATCGTAAACCTTAATCTGTACCTGTAGCTTGTCTTCAAAGTTCATGTCTCACCCTCCTTCACCAAACGCTTACACTTCGCAACCAATAGCCGTCCGAATCTTCATTAAGAACAAGGTCAGCATCCAATCCGGCGTCTTTGGCGATAGATTTAATCATATCGTCAATTAAGCTATTCTGGTTCTTGTAGCCTTGGGACATACCGCCTACATTCTCGCTTGAAAGCACACGCATCTTATACAAAATACGCATTGCAGCATAGGCTACAGGCTTCTTTACAGCCACACTGTATGCGTCATCGACGCTTTCCGAGGCACCGAATTTATCGGCAGCGTCGATAAACATTTTCTCTATTGCTTCGTCAGAAGTAGAGAATGGCTGTATTTCACTTGCAATAGCTTCCGAGATTGTCATGCTGTCCTTGTCTTAATGTTACAACTTACTACATTTAGAGTTCTCAAGACAACCTTTTACTTGGTTGTCTTGAGAATAAAGAGGTCGTTCAAGCCGTTGAACACAGGCTGCGCCCACATATCGTAGTTTACATGATAGCCAGTCTTGTCACGCCAATAGCCCACATGGTTGTCGTCATGAGAAGAATAAGAGACACCAGGAATTGGGTCTACCAACTCCAATGGGTCGGAAATCTTCATTATGGCTACTGTGTCGGCACACTGAGCTACCACACGGTCGTCAACGATTAGATTAACTGTCGAACCGTCGGCAAGTGTTACAAACTGGTCTTCATCAATCTGTATTACAGGCAGCAGTATAGAACGCAGATAAGTGTTTACTTGGTCTACAGTGAGCATCGGCACGGCAGGGTTTATCTGTATTGTGCCGAGGTTAAGCTTGAATGTGTCCTTGATTTCCTTTGCCTTGCACATTTTGTAGAATGTGTTTTCAGACATACGGAGCTTCTGAATCTTGCGACCCTTCTTCTTCGCCTCGTCCTTGAGCATCTTGATGTCGGCAATTGGCGTTGCAGTCTCTGTACCCCAGTTGTTGGTAACGGAAATCTCCTTGATGCCAAGGTCGAAGGTGTAGGACACGTTTGCCTTTGCGTTGTTGGCGCGAGAGACAGTTTGTTTGCCCGTGTAGAGTCCTTCATAATAAAGCATATCAAGACGTTTGTGTGGTGCGATGACAGCACGCTCGAATGGACGGAAAGAGTACTTAATAAGCTTGTCATATTGTGCATTGAGCTGTGCCTGTGTATAATCACGACCTTCAACGTCACGATAACGGCCTTCGAGCTGATGCATCTGGTCGAGGTAGTCGTTGTCAAGCTCCCACTCGTCGCCATAGCGACCAATAGAACCCGTCAATTGACCGAAGTCGGGCATATGATGTACAGGCTTCTCAGCGTTCTTGGCGATAACAGAACCTACCATTGCGGCAGTGTATTCTGCGAGATTTGCCTGATAAACCTTTGCAGCGCAATAGTCTACCTGCTTAATCTCGTTCTTCCACAAAGCCTTATAGGTAGAGGTCTTCATGTTCTCGTCAATATAGGTCTGAAAAGACTTCGGGTCTAATAGCTGTTTTAGTATACTATTCATACCTTTTCTATATTTTGTGTTATTGTTATCCTGTTATTTTTTAAGTTGCTTGTTACTGAATCTTAAACAAAGCAATACCGTTAGCGTTCAGACCAGCCTTAATATCTGCGTTGATAGGGTAGGGAAGCGATGCCTCCTCAACCTCCATAACACGGAGTGTAGGCTCAACCTGCTGCGAAGCGTCCTTGTCAAGCTCCTTAGTTGCATAGGTAAAGCCAAGGATTACGTCTGAGTCCTTGTTGTAGTCAGTAACAATGTCGTTTGCGTTGATAGCAGCGTCGAGTTCTGCTGAAAGCGTCACAGTGTCAAGTGTAGTGCTTCTTGCGATAGATGAGATTTTCTTGCCACCAATGGTGTCACCCTCCTTAAAGAGAGAACCAGGTGCGAGTTTCACTGTGTTGGCAGCAGCTTCAGCCTTTTCCGTAACCTTTGCAGTCTTTACAGCGACAGCCTTGCCACCTGTGCCAAGCTTAACAACCGTACCCTTAGGCAACCATTTTAGTTCGGCTGGCAGATTGCTCTGGTCAAGGTCATAGCCGCCCTGTCTTACAACGCACAGCTCTTCCCACCAAGAACCTTCCTTAATGTCGGTAGGCACGGTCTTTTTGAGGTACATTCCTTTATAAGCCATACTTTACTAATTTTTTAATTTTACATTTGGTTTACTTTGCAGCACCCTCGGGCTTCGAAGCGTTACGCTCGGCAAAACCCTCCATGCGCTTGATAAAATCCTGTTGCTCGGTCTGTGGAGTACTTGTTGTTGGAGCTGTAACGAATGTGCCATTTGAAACAAGAGACTGCTTCAATGCGGTATAATCATTCGTAATTTGCTCTACTACAGTATCAAGATTTTTCTCGTTGTCGAGCGTGTAACGTGAACGGAATATTTCGGGAACGTCCTTGAGCTTCTCATTGCTTTGCAGCAATGCTGACAATCTTGCTTTTTCTTCACGCTCCTTATATGGAGCGAGAGCAGCAGCAACAGCATCTGAAATAGCTTTCTGTTGGTCGTTCTTTGCGTCGGCAATCATTCTTGCCACGTCATCGGCTGTTAGTGGAGCGTTTGTCGGAGTCGTTGGTGGAGTTGGTGGTGTAGGAGGTACTGTGGGGTCAGTTGGTTTAGTCCAACCTTTGTACTTCAACTCTGTCTCACTTACCGCACGATTGAATGACGATTGCATCATGCCGACATAAGGTTCGACTGCCGTAATAGCTTTGGTAACGTCCTCGTCTGTTGACTCATCTGTTAGGCCACGACCTGCGATAATCTGGTCTACCAGCTTTGAAAGTTCATCCTTCTTCAAACCGTACTTCGCGAATGACGTTTTGCAAGAAGCAAGCACTTTTTCTTTTATTGCCATAGTGTAATTCTGTTTAAACGTTAATGGATATTTTTATCTGACAACAAAATTACATTATAAACAAATGCGCGTAAAGAAAATTAAAAAGGCTGTGTAAACAATTTTGATTTAGCGTGTTTTTCTTTGGCTTGCTTGGCGTTTTCACATGCTGATATATAAGTTTATATCGGCGTAAAGATATTGCAACAGACGCAAAATAAAACGGGTCACAGCGCGTTTGTTAGCGTTGTAACCCGTGATAATTTGTTATTTACAAGCTTCTACAAGCCTGTTTATATCGTAGCGTTATCCAAGTTTTCAATGTTTTGCTCTATGTTGACAGCTATAGCGTCACGGAGCGCACGAACAGTCGCAATTGTTGCATTAATCACGTTTTCTCCTTCTTCTTTGTCTTCAAACAGGCTTATGGCCCGCTCTTGCAATTTCATGCAATCCCGGAGAAGACAAAGCATGTCCGAGGTTGTGTTGCTCACTGTGAATACTACCTCGCTGTTATTTGTTGATTTATTGTCGTTCATAATTTACTCTGATTTAAATGGTTCGTGTTACTTGTTTTTGTTGTCTCCTGCTAATTCGGCAATAGCTCGCTTTACATTAAAGTCATTGTTGTAAAGCGCAATGATAAATCGCTTGCCACGCTGATTCCATACAAGGGTCGTACTTGTTAATGTCTCACCATTGCTTGACTGATAGTTGTAGGTGCGTGTACCTGCCAAGTTCCAACCTTTATAAGGCATCTTTAAGTGCCATTGTCCCGATTGTGAGTAAATTATACCTAATTCTTTTAGCTTTGCGTTGAGTGTGCGTGCCGTGATGTGCAAGTCGTCGGCAACTTGCGTTGTTGTAATGCAAGTTGTTGAAGCAAGTGTGTTGTCGTAGTATTCTGCTTTAGGTGCGGCGATTTTGATTTGCTTGTCTTGCGCATCTATCTGTGCGTCTTTTTGTTCGATAACTATTTCTTGATGCCGACCTTGTTCTTCAAGCTCTTTAATGCGCTTTTCGTGCTCGGCAATAACCTCGTCAGCAACTTTCATTGCACGTGCTAAAATTGTTGCAGGAGTGTCATTCTGTGTTGTTGCAATATAGCCGCCTTTGGTGCGGATTTCATGGAGGATTTTCTTTACGCCTTTCTTGAACTGCTTGGCCTCCTTTTTGCGAGATAACATAAGAATCTCATAAAGACCATTCTCTGTAAGAAAAAGAGTTTCACCCTGACGACTGCCTAAGTTAAACTTAGTCACTTCGTCCTCGTCAACTTTTTTAACCATATTAGAAACATTTGTGTTGTGTAGCCAATCTGCTACATCACTTGCCCTAAATAATGGGTTTTCAAAAGTTCCCCATACATCTATTTCCTTTCCAAGGAAAGTAGATTTGTGCAAAATTTTGATTTCGTCCATTGTACTGATATTTTTGAACGTTAAAAACTTGTCGGGTTGATACAACAAAGAAAGTGTACCGCTTTACCCTTTGTTCAATGCCTATCAGTGAAAGCACGCCTACACCATTACAATGTAAGCAAGGGAAGCGATACACGTATATCGTAATCCGTTAAGAAGCGAGCATAAAAATACTCCACCTTTTTGTGGTAGAGCTTCTAACCTCACCACTGATATTTTATTGAACACCACAAAATTATAAATTCTTCTGTAATGTACAAAATTTTTCCGAGATATTTTTGTATAAATCTTTTATTATTAGCGTTTTATTAGTTTGGGTTTACAAAACTAAAAGAAAACTAATATTTATAATTGCTTCTAATAGCTTATTTCCTACCGAACAACAACTGAAAGACCTTTTTCCCTTTGACGGTTATCCACGTCCTTACACCTGCGTGGCTGCTATTGATGCTTTTGAAGTCCTTAATCTCGAAGAGGTCGTTGGTGTATTGTGCCATTGGGCGAAGCTCGCCTTTCGGTGTACGGTAGATGTACCCCTTATCAATAAGAATTTTGATGAACTCAGACTGCTTTAAGCCAAGTTCCTTTGCGGTATCACGGAAACCAGTAAGCAGGGAGCGTTCCACAAGCTCGTCGAAGTAATGTGCCTTTGGTAGCATTTCAAGGTTCTTTGCTTCGAGTGCCTTCTTTTCCTTCTGCTCTTCAATCCAACGTTCGGCACGCTTAATGGGGTCTTCTATCTGATAAGAAGCCACAACCGCCTCTCTTGCTATCTTTTCGCACTCGATAAAGTATTTGCGAGCCAAGCGACCTTTCTCGTTGTTTTCTACCATAGAAAGCTCCTTTGCCATATCAACGGAAAGGGCATATTCAGTTATTGTTGTAGCACCAGTTTCTCGTTTAATAACTTTATTAAATGAGCAAAAGTCTTGGTTCTCAACGAATCCATACTTCTCGATACGGTTCTGAATCCAGTTTGCAAACTGCTGCTTGCTCTCCAAGAACTGATGTAACTCTCTCGCATTGACGGCACGTTTGCCGTTATACTCTGTAATTTTGATTATTTCTTCCATATTCTCCAAATTCTTTAGAATCGGGAGCGACCGCCTAAGCAATCACCACCGAAGAGATACAACATAAGTACTATCTTGTTATAGCCTCGTAAGAAGCAAGCTTCTGTGAAAGATGCACATTCTATTGATAATTGTGTTCATTGTTGTATCTCCTATTTTTAATTGTCTATTAATTTTAACACCGCAAAATTAATAATATTATCTGAAATGTCAAAATAAACTAATAGAAATATTAGTATTTAAGACATTTTTAGATGATTTCTTGGGTGTGCAAGTTTTCTTGGAGAATGATAGTATCTATTTTACGGCAGAGATGTTTTTGAATTTGTTGATAAAATAGCACTGTCCCTTGCCAGTCACCTTTGTTGTGATTGTTGTATGCATAACGCCATCATTTCCGCTACGCACACCCTTCTTTATCTCGAAAAGTTCTTGCTCGACATATTGTTGGTTGGGGATATTGTACCGTTCGCCTTTCTTGCCAAGATAGCCATTGTTCCGCAACCATTCAAACAACTTGTTCTGACCTATTGTAATGCCATTCTGTGTAAGAACTTTTGCAAGTTCCCCAACAAGACAGCTTGCCTTGCTTCCAACAATAGCATCGGCAAATGTGACCTTAGGCTTCATTTGCATGACCACGCCATTTAAAACAATGATTTCATGCGCTGATTCTTGCAACGCCTTTTGCTGTCGCTCGATTTTTTCTTGTTGTTCAGCCGCGAGGCGCAGAGCTTCGGCAAATGTCTGTGGCAGTCCATACTTTCCTGTTTTGCGGATTGAGGGTAATACATCGCCACACACCCAATCTTGGAAAGGCTCTGCGATAGGCTTGTCGGAGCGCATAATCAAACGATAGAGGTTCTGCTCGTTGATAAAGTGTGCTCTTTGTGTGCGCCCCATAGAATCTATGACCTCGATTGAATCTACCCCATCTTCTTTTAGGCGTTTCTTAGCGTCTGTGGCGTTGTTTATTCCTAATACTCGACAAATGTCTGCCAAGCAAAACAATGGCTCTTCACTCGTCCCTGCTGTTCTAATCTTTCCGAACGCAGGATTTTCAAATATTTTTATCTCGTTCATGTTTGTCGCTTTTTATTTCGTTCCAGTAGAATTAAATCCATGTTCACCTCGTTCCGTGTCTTTTTCTATCGTACCGACTTCTAACGTCACGCTGGGAACTTGAACAATGCGCATTTGGGCTATCTTTGTGCCAGCAGGAATATATACGCCATGGTTACCTGCATTACATAGTTCTGGCGTAGAACCACAACCGACACGCAACAGAGCGCATACCTCACCAGTATAACCACAGTCTACAAGACCGACGAGCACATCTGCATCTATGCGTATGTCAATATCACCGCTCCGTTTTCTTCCTTTACAAGCCATGCCCTTTAAAGACATTCCGCTACGTGGTTGTATCACGGCAGCGAGGTGCGGCGGCAACTGTATTTTAAAGCCGAGAGGGATTGCTGTTCGCTGGTAAGGTACAAGTTCTACGTCTTCTCTTGTAAAAACGTCAAATGCCGCATCTGTTGCGTGTGCTTTTTCAGGCATTTTGCCACCGCACAATTCAATTTTAATTATCTCGTTCATATCTATAATTTTGATTTAATGTTTATTTCAGATGTCCACAATGCCATTTAGAGCAGATAGGACAAATGTAAATTTTATAATTCAAAGCTTTTAACTTTGGGTTCTGTTGAAGAAACTCTGCCGCTTCTTCTTCGCTTTCGTAGGCGACTTTAGCCTTCCACGAATTGCTGTGCTGCTTTCGAGTCCAATGCCGAGGGTCGGGATGCAACGGTCTTACGTTGTCTTTGTTTCTTGTCTTTCTATTTTTCATTGAGTCTGTTTTTTATGAGTGCAATTTTCGCCTTTACTTTGTTTATGTTCCGTGCATCGTGGTTGCTTAGTCTTACAACGTGATAGCCCATGCGCCAAATGCCAGCCGAGCGGTTGCCGTCCTTGCGTTTTTGACTTTTTGTATAATGGTAACCACCGTCAATTTCCACAATTACCTTCAGCTCGGGCAAATATATGTCCGCAAAATACATCTTGCGTCCCGTCATTATAGGCTGTTGTCTAACGACCTTATATCCGAGTAGCTCACAGTTATGTATCGCAGCCTTTTCCGCGTCGCTTGTCTTAGACATAAGGTCTTGGCGTATTCTGTTAATTAATGCTTTGCTTGGCTTCATTGTTGTTGTTTTTAAAGATTACGGATAATGCGCATAGCGTTGTCAATGGCCCATCCAAACAATGTTGGTGGTGGCATTGTGATATTAGCACCTCGTCTCCATTTTTGACAATAATGTAACAAACGAAGCGTTTCTTTTCTGGACATGATATACGTGAAATATCGACACAAATCACTACAATGTCCTTCTTTCTTGCCTATATTGCAATGGCCATATCCTTCTGTGTCTTCGTTTTTAAAGAATGGGCACTCACCGCAATAAACTTCTTTACTTATTTCTTTTTTCATTTTTCAAAGCCTCATTTTTACGCTGCTGCTTCTCAAAAAGCCTTTGCTGCTTCACCATTGAATCGTATATCGTGTTATATACTTTCTCGATAACAAATTTTGGTGTGTCACTTTTGCGGATAAATACCGGGTGATAGCCACGTTTGTGCCTACGGTAGAAAATCTCGTCATCATCGCCTTCAATCTTTACCGATACTTTAGCAGCTATAACATAAAGGTCACAATGCCCATTTCTGTGCTTGCGACGACACTTGCACGAGACATTGTTCTCGTCAAGATATTTTTTTAGTTTTTCGAGCTTTGTGGAATTTTTCATATGTCTATATTTTTTATAATCTATATATACCAAGCATTAGCGCAAGGGGATGGCGCGATTTTCTTTGTTGTTGAATATTTTACTTATAATTGTATATGTGTTAGAAGTTACGTTATAAGCGAAGTTATGTGTTGTAAATATATACCCAGGTACAGGGTATCCTCCCACCTTAGGCATAAAGGTAGAACGAAAATGACTTTGTAAAGCAACAAAACCCTTTTCCACGGCATATCTCACGTAATTGAATGCTGTCTTTAACGAAACTCCAAAATTTCGCGCAATTCTTTTGTACGATAATCCTTTCTCATTGTAAGAATCTCCGTAACCATACTTCCTTTTAAGTGCGCGAGCTTTTTTGACAACACTAATTTGTCTCGCCTCACGTGCTTGTAGAATGGTACGCTTACAGAAATCTTTATGAGATTGGATTATGCACAAAAGAATGGCGTATAATGATTTTTCTACGTCTTTTATTGTGTCATAACAAATATCTGTAATATTAATATTTCTGTCTTTATGCTTCGAAACGACTGAAAGAAAAACAAGTGAAGAACCTTCGATTTTAGCAAAGCCGAGTTGAATAAGCGTATTTATGCGTTTCTTTATAGTGTACGCATGTACGCCTGTAATGTCAGCAACCTTATTGACTGACCAGTTCTTCAATACATTTTTATTGTGTTTATGGTAAAAATACAGCAACAAGGCTATAGCTTTCAGAGAAGCTTTCTCTCTAAAAAGGCTGTTAGCTATGTTGTATCGTAGGTTTTTTACCATAATGTTCATAAAAAAGAAACCCCCAATGTACAGCGGACTTGGCAACACTGACAATGGGAGTTATTGTATATTTAGACCCTTTTCTTTTTAGATAGGGAAATTGTTCTTTTATTGCCACGTCATTTGTACGCCACAAAATTAATAAATTATTAGCGTGTGTGCACGTTTTGAATATTAAAATATATTAAAGACTAATAGAAAACTAAGAGGATGCTTTGCTGTTTGAAGATTTATTATTAACTTTGCGGTGTTAAAACTAATAAATAATTAACAAATACAGGAGATACAACAATGAAAAATATGTATGGAGAAACAGTTAAACCACAATATGAGGTGGCACTGAAACAGCATGTTAAAGGCGATGTTGATAACGATTATGAAACAGTCGACTTTATTGGTGCTGACAATTACAAGGAAGCTTGCAAAATAGCCAAGGCGCAATCTAAAGATATAGGCAAAAACAACGGCAGATTTCTCGAAACGGAACGTCTGAACGCAGGTCTTGCTATGGTGACCGTATGCTGCTATTACGCTGATGACACCTCGGATTATAACGAGGTATGGCAAGAAGATTATGTCGGAGGTAAAAAGGTCGGCAGATATATTCTTTAACAATAAGGTTTGCGAACTTAAAAATAATAAAACATGAATGATTATATGGACCCTCGCAATTGGGATAAAGAAGAAGTACAAGCCTGTAAGTATTGGTCGGCAGGAGCTGTCGTAACTTTGGCTTTATTCTACTTTACAATCTGGATATTTTATTAACAGAAAAAATATACAACAATGGAGATTACGACAACAATGGTTCGCTTTCGTTGCCCGAAGGCAATGATGGAGATAAAAACGCCGAAAGCTCAGATGTTTGCCTTTGGTAAAGAACAAGACAAAAGGGTCTGGGTTCCCGAGAATAAAATCATCGTTAAACCCGACAATGAGTCCGACGACTTGAACGAGTGTATAATGCCAAAATGGCTCTATGGCAAGACAATGCTGCCTATGTACACGCAGATAGACGAAGAATTTTTGCACACAGAGAATGTAGACATCTTATAAAATAAAAAGTTTAACGTAACAACAATACTATACCCCTTAATCAAGCACAGATTAGTCGCATTACGGAAAAAATGATGCTGGCTTATCAAGACAGAGGAAAGGTTACGGCGTGGGATTTTTACAATGCCGCTACAGATATGTACAAGCCGTATATGTTAGACCAGCCAATGATTCTATCGCAAAATTTGGCTCTCGTTGATTTTATCGAAACTCATGTATTATAAATATATTTCCGTTTTCTACGTCGTGAGACGTGTATATTTAATCAGTTAAAAATAAATGATATTGCGCCCCACAGCGGTGGGGTTTTAACAACTCGGAATAATTCATCCGTCACGGGACGGTAGGTTGCAAATAGTCCGTTTAGGATTGATAGCCATAAAATTAGTAAAGTGTTAGAATAAATAGTCGTGCGAGCAGCCTGTAAATGCACGATGTGAATATAGGTTCGAATCCTTATTCCGAGGCTAATTTTTTAAAAAAGGAGATATGGAAACAAAAAATATTTGGCATACTGACACAGAAATTCCAAATGGGAAAGATAGATATATCTTTAAATGGAAAGACCGTAATTCTTATAAGTTGGTTAGAGATAAAGAATGGGTAGAAAACCGTTTGCAATCCCCAACAGAATTTAAGAATCTTATAGAACGGTGGGCTTATATAAAAGACCTTGAATCTATTTGTGAGCAACTTCAGCAAGAGCCAATTGACTGGGAGCAGCGCAGATACGAGATAGCTAAGGAAATGCTTCGCACTATCTACATAGAAGATGGTAAAGAAAAACGCAGCACAGACCCAGGCATTGAGTTTGAGTATCAAAGTTTGGAGGGTTGCGCAAGTGAAGCTGTCAGATTTGCTGACGTACTCATTGAAGAACTAAAAAAGCAAAATCATGGATAGAAAACTTTTTTTTCACACCGTTTGTCTTATGCGCACAGCACAACGTGAATATTTCAAGACACGAAGTAGCGCAGCACTCGCTCAAAGTAAGTTGCTGGAGAAAACAATTGACGATGAAATAAAGCGAGCTAAGGCAGTATTGGCTGCAAAAGCAAAGCCGTTCTATGAACTCGTGAATACAGATTTGAGGATGGGGCAAGAATGGATTAACGACCATGTCGTAGCAAGCCTTGATGATTTCTTCTGCGATGTGACCATTCAACATCAAAATGTGTTGGACATTCATCTTTACGACCACGGATATTGCGATGCATACGATTTTCCTACACTCGTTATTAACGATGTAGGTGATGTTTCAGGCGATGATATGCTTGAATTTAAGTTCGAATGTAATAATGGTAAATATTACGTATCGTTCTTACACGTACTGAAAGGTTAACAAAAACATATAAAAATGGAAAATGATAATTATGGAATTCATTTTAACGCTCTGAAATATGTAAATTCAGGTGTTTTAAACATTAAAGGGCGCTCAGAAACAAAACGTTGTCTTGTCGTGCCTATAGAAGACAACCATCTATTTGAGAGCGTAAACGAAGATGGCTCACCAAAGGCAGTCTATTTGGATTTAAATGCTTTTGCTCTGCGCGAGCCAAAATACGAACAGACGCATATTGTCAAGCAATCCCTGCCTAAGGACGTTCGCGAAAGCATGACAAAGGAACAGCTGGATGCTATGCCTATACTTGGAGGCATGAAACCGCTTGTTAATCCTTCAGCTAATGCTGCTACAGCAAGCAATGTTCCGTTCGCACAGCCAACGGAAGATGACAGTGATTTACCGTTTTAAATATTAAGAATATGGGAAGATACAGTAAAAAAACAGAACAGGAAACTCAGAACAAAGAAGTTCCTCAGTTTATTCCACCGTTGGAGCAAATCGAAAACGAAGAACAGGAAACTCAGAACAAAGAAAATTCTCAACGTATAATTCCGCTTATTGCGAGTGAAGACGTAGTGTTACATAAAGGTGGCGTGCTTGTGCCAACTGTTAATAAACTAACAGGTTTTGAAGGCGCAATTGTTATGTCAACACAAGACAATGCTATCAATGGGCTACTCGTAGAAGACAACAAACGTCTTACGTCTTCATTCGTTGTGCCAATGTCAATAATGACAGACAGCGAAGTGAACGTTGTTGTCAACGTTGTTGACGAGGTTAATATCCTTCGACAAACGCAATATGGCACACGCATGGATAACCTTATTATCCCAGCCGGAACCCATATTGCCGACCTTGTTCTATTGTAAAACAATCTTGGGTGCTACAGATACAAAGTAGCACCCTTATAAAAGAATACAGATGTCAAGAATTGAAAGTAATAGAAGTCTGAATGCTCAATATCGAGAGTTACGCAAAGGCGAACTTGTGTACAGAGTTGAGCTGTATGCTACTAATGGTGTCCACGGCATTGGCAATCGTGAAGTGATAAATAAAATTGTGGACTTGCTTATTAGCGAGTCACAGAAACAAATAGAAAAGGAGGTGAACGAATGACAAGCAAAATCAAACATCCTCGCAAGCGTATCGTTGTGCTTGAGCTTAAAAAAGAAAAAGAAACACTCGTATATAGTACGTGCGCAGAGCTTGCTGTCGCAAACGGCAAGAACAAAATAGGCATTGAATTAGGAGCACTTTGGAATGCACTTGCCAAAAACGATGGTGTCTACGAAAATGATTTGTGTAAGATTTACTATCGCAAGATAGAAAACAATAAGAACCCAGACTGGAAGTAACATATGGACAATATAATTATAGAAACTGATAAAGACCGTAAAAACAGTTTTACTGTTCGTCAAGGCGATAAATATAGCGACGGACTAACGTATGACGAAATGCTCGGTACGATTAGTGCTTTAACTATGCCTACAGAACGTCCTTGTCTTCATTGGATGAAGACAGAAGAACAATGGAAGGATTTCTTTGCAAATGTATTATCAGCAAAAAAAAATAGGCATATTAAGAATGAAGTTTGATAATTTCTTAAAACAGCAACAGCACACGAAACGAAAACCACGGCACGATGAATCTAAGATACAAAAATCTGTTGTTAGGTGGTTTCGCTTGCAATATCCTCAGTATATTATCGCTGCTGTACCTAATGGAGGGTATCGCAATCCCAAAGAAGCTGCAATCATGCAATGTGAAGGAGTTCTTGCTGGCTTTGCCGACCTTATAATAATAGCGCAGCGCAATGTTCTGTTTTTAGAAATGAAGACAGAAAAAGGCCGTCAGTCAGAGAAGCAGAAAGAATTTCAGAACAAGGTCAGTAAACTTGGCTTTGAGTACGTGATATGCCGCTCTTTTGACCAGTCCGTTCTTGCAATAGAACGGTGGATTAAAATCATAACAATCAAATAACTTAAAAAGGAGATACACAATGACAGGTCTGAATTATGTAATTGAAGCGAAAGGAGAAGTACCTTACTTTGTCAAAACCAACGATGGTTGCGAACTTTTGTCTAATGATAGAAATTTGAAAATTATCATCAAGCATAGAAAAGTGTTTAACAACAATAATAATACACAACAGGAAGTCTGTACCACTGCTTGCTGGGTAGCTTTACACAGTATATGGGAGAGGGGTAATATTTCCTCTACAATTTGCTCTATAGACGAGTACATCAAAAGTCTTGATGCGTCTCCTTACTTTACAAAAGCTACTAACGAATATCGCCAATATTTAAACACAGATATAAAATGATAGAAATAGGTATAGTCACGCTGATTATGACGGTAGTGATGTTCGTCTTATGTATGCTGAATTTTCTGCTTGGAAAAGAAAGCACTTATGTGTTTTCACAGTCAATACAGAAGTGGTATCTCGTATTGTCATTAGCATATATCTTACTTTCGTTGTATTACATTTACAAGACCGCTTCACTTTTAAATTAACTAAAATGGAAACTCCTATTAAATGTTTTGCCGTTGAATCTTTCGGCAATAGTTACAAGGTTTTTGCCGACCAAACAGTAGATTCATTATATGTGCAAGAAACGCTAAACATCGCAAAGGTGTCAGTATTTCAATTTCTCTACACCGAATATCTTATCACAGATAATTGGATGTATTCAATGGAGTGGTACTTGAAAAAGAAAGGCATCTTGCGCTTTGAACTAAAAAAGAAGTTCAACGAAGCAAAGCAATCCTTACGTAGGATAATAGAACTTGTAGAAAGCAACTCGCAGGACACATATTGCAACGAGTATGCAAGCCAACTGGATGATATGGCTTTGCCAACATTGAAAAAACTTCGTGACCAAATTGCTGAGAAGTTACAGAATCTTGGCGTGCCACGTGCAGGCGTGTGTGCTACTATGATAGTCCTTCAGAATCTTATATGCATGTCGGTTGATACTCATAAACATATATTCAAGCGCATATACGAAATACGTCACATTGACATCAAGAAGTGCTTTGAGAAGGTCTATCCTGAGACCGCAATCAAACAAATAGACGAGATGCTTGCACTTGTTATGGGTGACGATAGGCAGAAGTATCAGAACAATATCGTCAACAACAAGACTATTAAGCAGCTGTTTGATAAATATGCGGTAACTATTTACGACCAGAATAATATCAAAAAAGCAAGTATCGCAGCGTATAAAGCCATGTCTGAAACGGAACGTGAAAGATATATGTTGCTTGAAGACGGTGCTTGTATCCTTAAAGATAGTTACAATGGCAAGAAAACTGAAAACGACCGCAAAGCTGGTTGACACATTGACAAAAAAGGACTGTGCGGATAATGGTAGCGTTTGGGCAAAAGATTATCCGCTCAATCTTTTTAGTGGAAATGCTAAAGAATGTCAGTTTACTCGTGAGGACTTGCGTTCCTCGTTTGTCGCAGGAATAAGTGATTTTTTCAAATGCGTGTGGCACGACCCGATTAAAGAGTTGCCCAATGATGGAGAATGGTGCTTGTTGCATACGACAAGTGGCTTCCGTCTTGCTGTTCGTCGTGAAACGCAGACAGGTGTACATAAATGGTGGCTTATGGATTATTCACTTTATGACGGGAAAGGACTCAAACGATGGGCGTATGTCAGCGACCTTGTGCTGTACAAATAATTGCTCGATGCCCTTACTACAAGTAACCCCATTGCACAATAACAGAATACTAATTTTCTGTCAGTAACACAGAAATCTTAACAAAAATCACATGGCAAATTTGAAATTAACAAAAGAGAGTACGAATAGTGAAATCAAGGAGTATTTTACCGCAGTGTTAAACCTTTCACAGTCCAACAGGGAATTTCCGGTAAGTATTGATGATGTATGGCCGCTTGTATATGGCAAGAAATCGGATGCTGTAGAAGCACTCATTAATAATGAGCAGTTCATAAAAGATGTTGACTATCAAGTTTTGCGGAAAAATCCGCAAAACCCCAAAGGGGGTAGACCTACAATAGAATACTACCTTACGACTTCTTGTCTTGAATATTTTATTGCCCGGAAAATCCGTAGTGTATTCGAGGTCTACCGGCAAGTCTTTCATAAAGCGGTACAAGCTATTGCTGTTCCTCAGACTTTTGCCGAAGCGTTGATGCTCGCCGCTAAACAACAGCAGGCTATTGAGGAAAAACAACGGCTAATAGAGCAAAAGAATACAGAGATAGAACAAAAGAACACAGAAATAGTTGAACTTTCAACCGCTATCACAGAAATGCAGCCTAAAGTCAGCTATGTAGACACTATTCTCCAGTGTAAAGATACTGTACAGGTGACACTTATTGCACAAGATTATGGGAAATCAGCAAAAGCGTTCAATGTACTTCTTCGCAATATGCAAATACAGCGCAAGGTTGGCACAACATGGGTTGTACGTGCTAAATATCTACAATGTGGTTATGTTCAGTCGGAAACATTTGAATATCCGCATAGTGACGGTACAAAAGGCGCGCGTGTCTATACGAAATGGACACAAAAGGGTCGATTGTTCTTATACGAAACATTAAAAAAGCATGGTATTCTACCACTTGTCGAACAAACAGAGCAAGCAAAGAAATAATCAACTTGTAATAAATGGAGTGGGGTGGCAGCGTTCCACTCTTTTATTTGTTAAAACCCTGTTATTTTTCTGTTATTTACAGGGAAAACATTATCTTTGTGCAATGGCAAAGGTAACTATCAAAATAAAAGGTATAGAAGCTTTAAAGGAAAAGCTTATGGAAAAGAAACAGGCTGTAGACAATGTCTTGAAAATGGCGTTGCCTGAGCTTGGAGAAAAAGCGGTTGTCTTTTCAAAAGACAACAAAGGCTATATGGATAGGACTGCAAACTTAAAGAACTCAATATCATTCGCCGTGTTCCATGATGGGAAACAGATAACAAAAAGCATTGGCGAAGGATATAACGCAACATATAAAGACGAACACAATAAAGAACAGAAAAACCCGTATACAAAAGGAGAAGTTATGCAAATGCGCTCCAGTGCGCTTGATGAATATGCACTTAGGCCTGGTGTCGTCGCCCCTAAAGGATATACAATAATTGTTGTTGCTGGTATGGTATATGGCAAATACGTTGAAGACAAAGGATATAATGTTCTTTATCTGACAAAGAACTTTTTAAAGGAGGGCATGAAAGATATATTTGACACAATATTAGAAGAGATAAAAAAATA